GCTCTCAATTCTTCATTGGGACAATGTATGTTTAGCATTGGCCTGAGATCAGAATAGGTAGTCATTTCGTCTGCATAGATATCAAGCGATGATGCAATCTCAGGCATATACTCCATCTGATCGAAATCAATATATCTTTCAGATCTTCTTTGATTAGAGATTGCATTTGCACCGATTTGATCAAGCGGACTATAATGAGTCTTTTTAAACTGCTGGCCGCTAGCTGATTTGAATCTAGACGAAAACTTGTCAAGGTGTTGCCTGCGAATTCTACGACCTGATTGTGATCTGTAATTGATTATTGGCCCAGAAAATAATCTTGTCAAAGATTTAAATAATTGTGATTGATTGTTTCTGGGATTGTTTTTGTTATCGGCCATTTATTTTCTCACTTTATAATCCATTTGTACTGGTCATAAATACTTTTTGCTTCATTAAGTTTATCAAAAGATTCTTGTTTTTTGTATCCTATTTGACCTTTTATTTGTGTATTCATGGTGGTTTTGGAAGTTATGATTGCATCAACAAAAGCCCGTTGGTAATTTAAATCTCTTGCACTGTTTTGAATCGCTGTATCTCTAACCCAACATGCAATTGCAAGAGCCATGATGAGATCATCATGATAACCTTTCATAGCTTGTGGGCGACCATTCCTCCAAATAAAAGTCTTCATCTCATTAATTGTACGAGAAGAATATACCGTAATTAGTTTATTTCTGATAAACTCTTCTAATTTCGCTACTATAAGGGGTCGGGTCTTTGATGATGTAGTAAAACCCGGAACAGCACTGTTTCTATATTCTGCTTGATACTGCTCGATATATTCGTGTGTCGATTTGACTGAGTGGTATAAGTTCGGATATTGTGCTTCGATTAATTTGTCAAGCACTGAGAAGCCTACATTGTTGTTTTCTACAACTAACATTGCATTTCCAAATTCTCTACCAACTTGATTTAGCATATTAGCATACATATCTAAAGTTGGCTTACCCTGATACTCACCAACTACTTGCAGTGTTTCTAACTTAACCATATGAAAAGTAGAATAATCAGCACCATCACCTCTGGCTACATCAGCAACCATAAGATAATTACATGTAGGATCATACTCTTCCCAAATCCAAAAGTTTCTATCAAAACCAGTTCTATATTTTGGCTCACACACATTTGATAAAAGCCATTCCATACAATCAGGATCAATTACAGTCTCGCCAGAAGTGTTGAAATTACATTCAAGCTCTTGAGCAATCTGCCGCTTGGACATATTTCTGGTTTCTTTTTTGTACCACTCTTTATCTCTATCGGGATGAACATCCCATGGTAGTGTTGTGAGATTAAAGTTGTTCGCTCCACTTTCTGCATCAACACAGTTTTTATGAAACCAATTACCAACACCATTAGGAGTTGACAGTGCGATGCAACGACCACCAGTAGACAGTGTGGGGTACAGACCAGTCCACAACTCTTCAAGACCTTCAATGTGTGCAGCCTCATCAAGAACAAGTAATGACAGTGCTTCAGAACGACCAGCATCTCCAGAAGTTGAGGCCGCCTTAATTGAAGAGCCATTAGACAGTTCAAATGATGTTCGGTTATCAACCGAGATTGTAGCTATGCGAATCCACTCTGGCAAATTCTTCATAATGCTTTTAACCTTTTTAACAAGGTTACCAGCAGTTGCAAACTTAGTTGCCATAACAAGGATTGACTTATCTTTATGAAAAAGCATAAGCCAAGAAATGTACCCGGCCGTGATTGTTGAAATACCTAGTTGTCTTGCTTTCAAGATAATATTAAATCTATAATCGTTAAAATCGTCTAATAAAGTATCTTGAAAATCATATGTGTCAAAAAGGATTAGCCCGTGCATCGGATGTGATATACGGGCATAATTTTTCAAGAAGTATGCTGGGTCTTTACCACACTTTAATATTTCTTGAAACTTTTGTTTTTTGGTAAGTTCAAAACTCATACATCCCTAATCATTGTACGAATCATTTCTTGTAGTGCAGATAAATCAAAGTCTTCTCTAACAGGGCCAAGTGTGATTGGAGATCTGCCATCGTCTCTAGGATCGCCATACAAAGAAGGTGGATCGGGCTCATCATCCTGCATCTCTACACCGGGTAATCTTGAAAAGACGGACTGAAAAAGTTCGGCCACATCATCTGGTTGCATACCCTGAACCAAACTTGCAATCTTATCCTCTACCGAATCAGAGGTTTTTTGCATCGGGGCTGTGTTTCCATCGTTTCGATCTTTAGGCATTTCAAGAGCACGGCGGCGATTGTATTCATCGTCGCCTATCATTTTTCTAATTAATTCTTCTGCTTCTTCGCTATACTCTGTGATGTTTTCTTCTTTCATGTATTCTTCAAGAATAATTTTGTGAAGTTGTCTCTTGGTAATCTTCATTTACTTATTCCTTTTTTCTGGTATCGTTTGATGGTCTTTTACCACCATCGCCAGTCCAGCCACCTTGAGACATGAAGTCTTGCCAATAATCGTTTGGTGCCTTTGAACCATCTTTATTATTCATTTCCTCGTCTAGTCCGCCAACCGTAAACTGCTGAACGGCTGTTAAAAATGAACGAACATTTGATGTGCTCTCAACTCTAATGTCTGCTTCTTCGATCTGTGTTAGTGTCACAGAACTGCCTGTAATTTTGCGATACTCTTTTTTAAGGAACTTGATAACTTCAGACATGGTAGACTGCACTTCATCTTCAAAGCCTGTCTCATGCACCTGCTTAAGCTGCACTTCGGACATATAAGTTAAACACATGGTATTGCCAGAAAAGCGGACCTTAAATCCGTCCATCACTCTTCTATCATATAACATATCACCCTCTTCACGATTTAATCCAATCTTAAGAAGTTCGTTGTTTTCATCCAATGCACCGTCATATGCATTCGCTGCTGCCTGTGATAAGCCTTGAACTATTTCATAAACTGTAGCCATTTTAATTATCCTTATTTAGTTTTGGTCGCCAACCTTTTTGCCATCGTTCTTCTCTGCCTTCGACATATTGTATGAAACATTTGTAGCAACATTCAAATTTGACTAAGCAGACATCATCCATGGATTTCTTTGGAAAGGCTCCGCAGACAGGACAATTTTTACGAGGTTCTTTATTAAGTAGTTTTTTGCTAACCTTTATACCATTTACATCAATTTTATCTTCCCATTCTAAATTTTTAGAAGTCTTGGCATAAAAATCTTTCATCTGCTCAAGATATTCTTTTTCTTTAGTTTCGTCCCAGAAAGCTTTTGGGTTCGCAATCGCATCATCACCATACTTTTCTTTTATGGCCTTCTCGATTGCAGCAATCTGATCAAAGTTTTTATTACTCATTAAATACCTTATAAGCACCATATGCACTCGCAGTGCCAACGGCGACACCTCCAGCAAACCACCACCATTTATATTTTGGTGCTGTTTTCTCTAGAGAGTTTACAAGTGCTTTTATTTCCTTGTCTTTCTCCATTATAAACAAGTCGTATTCTTTTGTTAAAGCATTGTGTTCTATTTTTAAATTCTCTAATTTAAATTCGTATTCTTCTCTCAACACTTTAAGTTCATACTCAGTTTTTATCTCACAAGAGTATAATGCTATGTCATAACTTGACAATACCTTTGCTATTGCATTTTCGTCAAACAAAACACCAGCAAAAGGTGCTGGGGCTTTATATTCTAATACGGTAAACTTCGCAGGCTCTGTGGCATTTGCGGTCATTGTCAGCAGAAGTAATAACTTAAGGAACATACTCAATACCAAACTTAGATTCTATATCTTTAATTAGTTCTTCTCTATCACTATTAAACTTATTCCTGTATTTGCCAGCTTTGTCTTGTCTTAGCTCGTCTATCATATCAAGAGCATCTTCGTAGTCTTTTTCTATTTCGGCGATTGATTCAAGATGACTTTCCATAAGCAATTGCTTTTCTTTAATCTCTTGCTTGTGTATTTCTTTAAGACCTTCGATTTGTGATTGTGCAGACTCTATTTGTGTCTTATATGTTTTCTGCATTAGATTATAGTCATATCTCGTCTTGGCAACGACCACGATTGCTAACACAACTATTAGTATTTCTTTCCAGTGTGATACAACAAACTCTAAAACTTGTTTTCTAATCATTGTAACCTCGCAATCTAGAGATGCCATCAATAATAGTTTGACCTCCAATATAGATTGCTGAAATAATTACCCAGTCTTCGCTAGTAACATGTCCCGCCAATGTTAAACCAGTCGCAGCTAACCAGACCATTAGCTTGCGAGATGTCAGTTTGGCTAGCCAAGTATCTAAAAATGCATTTGCTTTAGACATCATACTAACTCCGTTATTCACTTGCTCCAGATGTCATATCTGGGCCATCAGGACTAGTAGTGCCCGAAACACCGGAGGGTGGATTCTGATCCTTCATAACCATATCTTTCATTTTATCAATAGCAGCGACCATCCCGCCCATGCCAAGAGCAGTTACAATTGCTGGCTCTGTTGCCATCTTTTTGAAAACATCAAACAACAACTCCATGTTTTCGGGAGTAAGTTGTTCAAGACCTTCTTTGACTTTCTTGCCTTTATTCTTTTTAGCAATATTTGTAGCAGCACCATACATTACACTTTTAGCATCTTTACCATATCTTTTCTCAAAGTCTTTCGTATTTTTTTTCATACCTTTTACAATGTCTTCTTTTTCATCTTTTTCAGATTTAGACAATTCTCTTTCAGAAAGCTGCTCACCTCTCATATAATTTAATACTGAACTAAGATAATCTTGTGATTTAGTAATTTTAGACTCAACCCATTCTTCGAGATTAGTATCGTCTCCGATCATATCCTGAAGCATTAAAGCAACTTCTGCAGTTCTTCCAAGTTGACTACGAGCCATAGAACCTTCACCATATCCGCCTTCATCAAGAGAGTCAATTTCCTGTTGTATAATTTCTTTAAGTTCTGAGATACTAATTTTCATTTTAAAATCCACCAATAGATGTCATCTTTGCATTGATAGCTGGATCAGTAGTTTTGAATTCTGCCAATGAAGCTCTAACAGATTCTTCATCAGCAGTACCATCGTACCAAGCAACAAACTTTTCAGTTGCACTCAAACCTTCAAGGAACTTGCCGCCAAGACCTGCTTGCTTGCAGATGCCCTCAAAGATCTCTGCTACAGAGGAATCATCTTCCTCAACCAAAACCTCGGTAACTTCTTCGGTAATTTCGTCTGCAACTGTTGAGGTTTTTCTAACTAAGGCAGTCCATAAATTTGTTAACCAGTTCATTTGATTTCTCCTACTTTTTTTAATGCTTCAACAAAAGCTTCTAAGTTAGCAACTCTGGTAGCAACTGCATTGAAGTCGCCCCGTTGTGCTGCTTGCATAGCATCTTCTAAATTTTCCATAATACTTCTTTTTACACCTTTTACACTTCTGACACCGCCGCCGGGAACTTCTACATCCTCGTTAAAAAATGATGGGTTTTTCTTGACAAAATCGGCCGTCTCTTTCTCGGAAGAAAATCCGTGCAAGTCAATTTGCTTTTTAGATTTTTTCTTTTTGTCTTCTGCTTCTTCATCTTCTGCTTTGTCTTCGTCATCCTTTTCAATAATAGAACTGATTTCTTCTTTGATGATTTCTTTAAGTTGTTGTTTTGTTATTTTCATGTTGCTAATCCATTCATACTTAGTATCGCAATCAATCCGGGCACATTCTTTCTGACATAAACACCAGAGAAAAGTGTTTCACATCGACCGCCGACATAAGCGATTGCCGACTCAATATTTTTGCTAACTCTTGGGTCAGCTACCATCTCTTCTGACACAACCAGCACCAACGATCCTGCTGCAGCTTTGCCTTTGGGTGGAGGGCATGCAGAGCGATTCATGCAGTTGTGGAGGATCACCGATCCAAGCTTACCAGTATTTGGATCTTTAATCATAGTTGAGCCTATGAAGGCACGACCGTCATTGCCCAGACAAGTTTCTAAGTCCTTACTATCAAAAGATTGGATCGGTGAGTCCTCATTGGAGAGTTTCAAAACTTGGGCTAATGACTTTGCAAATTGTGTGTTGGCAACCGGATACATACCCAGCATACCAATTCTACCACGAAGTAATCTTGTTGCTCGTTCGTTGTCTAGTATGATGTGTGGGTGTTTTGACACATCATTCGCAAGAGTGAGGGCATTTCTAGCGATTGTAGGATTAAGGTTTTCTTGTGCTGTGGGCCAAGATGTGACATATACTACTTGTCCAGAAGCTTGAACAGAGCGAAGGTACCGCTCAAACACAGGATGAAGAGCAGTGACACTGCTACCGGTCCCACCGCCACCGCCAGCAAGGACGAATAACCAATCAACTTTCCCCAATTTGATGCGGAGAGCATCTTCAACAATCGCTCCATTTTGTGTTAATACCTCTTTTCCATATTCTACATTTTTGCCAATACCGTCGGCATCGGGAATGAGGACAACATGATCCTCTTCAACATTCTTAGGAATGTCTTTGCCCGTTGTGTTAACAAGCAATGTTTTGTTGAAGCCAAGCTCAATAAAAGCATTAGCCATTTTGTTTCCACCACCACCAACACCAACAAACCCCACATTAATAGATGATGGGGCTGTGTTCTCAGGCAGTAAATCTTCATCAGAGTATTCCATCTGTAATCCGAAATCTTCTACCATTCCAAAGTCTTCTGCTTCTACTTCTTCGTGATAATGGTCTTTCTCCTGATTAAAGGAGGGTGGTGCCTCTGCGGGAGGCAGAAAATCAAATTCGTTATTATCGTTGTCGTTCATTGGTTGACCCTTGCATATCCTGCTTTTTTATCAATTACGATTTGCATATCAACACAATCTTTGAGCGAATCAAGGTGGGAGATCAACAAAACGTTCTTGAAATATACCTTAATTAGTTCCAAAATCTGAATAAAACCCGACATATTGTCTTCGTCCAGTGCTGTGCCCGGCTCATCAAGGATAAATAAGTCTGACTTTGGCAATGATGAAACTCCCAACAATGCTAAGCGGATAGCCATTGCCGACAGTGATTTCTCGGCACCTGATGCCATCTCTATCGGTCGCTCTTCATACTTTGGATGCTTGATGTTGATATCAAACTTATTACCTGCAGCTTCAAAGAA